AGAATAATATAAATATTATATTGTTTTTATTCATGGCAAGTAATTTATCTGCACTAGACAGACTAAGAAAAGCTGCAAATCTTGAACCTAAAAAGAAAGAAGTTAAATTATCTGATGGTTCTGTTTTTGAAATGTATGTAACACCATTAACAATGGCTGAAAGAGAAAGAGCACAAAAACAGGCTAGAAGTGATGATGCTAATGCCTTTGCATTACAATTACTTATTGCTAAAGCACAAGATGAAAATGGTAGAAAACTTTTTAATGCAGGAGAAATTGATGTATTAAAAAATGAAGTAAAAGATGCTGATTTACAAAATCTAATGCTTGCTGTTATTAACTCAGAAGAGGAACTACCTGACCCAAAGAACTAGCTAACCAACTGAAAAGAGACAATCTTATGATGTTGCAGTTTGGTGTTGCGAAGGAATTAGGTAAGAGTCTTGTAGAGGTAAGAAGTATGACACTAGAAGAACTTATAGGGTGGAGTGCATATTTTCAAGTAATAAATGAAGAACAAGAAAAAGAATTTGAAAAAGCAAAACGAAGGAGATAAGCTAGAATAAAGGTAATTTTTATTATTTGTTGTGGCTGAAACAAGAGCTCCGATAGTATTTTCTTTTAAGGGCTTTGATCAGTTAGATAATGCTATAAAAAAGTTACAGACTTTAAAAACTTTAGTTAATGATGTAAATAAAGTAGGTGGTACTAAAACAGGAGGTGGCGATAGAGCTAAACAATTAACTTCTCAAAGTAATGTTTTAAATCAAATTGAAAAAACAAGAGATAGAATAAATCAATTAGATGTTAAAGGCACAAGACTAGCTGCTATAAAAGGTAGATTAACTAGAGCCGAAAAAGCAGTTAGAAGAGGTGATTTAGTTGCAGCAAAACAAATTCTTGCAGCGTCAGAAAAACGTATAACAATTCTTAGTCGTGAATCTAATGCGAACAAAAAAAAGCTAAAAGATTTACGAGATCAAACAAGAGAGTTAGAAAGACAAAGAAAAGCAGTAGAAGAAGTTGGTCGTAAGATAAGAAGAAGGAGAATTGCTGATAAAAGAAGAGCAATAGAGGAATCTCCTGGATTTAGATTTGCTCAATTTAGAAGAAATAGAACTGCTTCTGATAGAAGAATTAGAAGAGATACTTTATCCAGTGCAGCTATTGGTGGAGCTTTTCCTTTGTTATTCGGTCAAGGTGCTGGTGCATCTGCTGGTGGTGCTTTAGGTGGATTTGCTGGTGGAATTTTAGGTGGTCAGGCAGGATTCGCATTATCTTTAATAGGAACTCAATTAGGTTCTATTATTGATACCTTTGTAAATGGTGCAGCCGAGTTGGGGCGAGCTTTAGGGCCATTTGCACAAGATACACAAGCAGTAACTACGGCATTAGGATTACAAGGATCAGCAGAAGAAGCTCGTTTAAGATTAATAGAACAGACAGAAGGAAAAACAGCAGCGTTTAATGCTTCAATGAGATTGATGGCAACTGAAATAGGCCAAAGAGGTGTAGATTCTTTGAAACAATTTGGAGAAAATACAAGATTATTAACAAGTTCATTTACTTTAGCAATAACAAAATTACAGGCATTTGCAGCAGGAATAGTAAATTTTGTTGCGAGAATTACTGGATTACAAGCTGGATTAGAAGCTGATGCAGCTACTAGAACAGTTGCAGCAGCAGCAACAGAAGGAGATGCAGAAGCACAAGCTCTAGTCGATAGAAGAAAGGCTGCTGAAGCACTGAGAGGTCAAGGGGGTGAAGGAGCTAGGAAAAAATTATTACTAGATCAAATTAGTGCTGAAGAAAAAATATTTGCAATAAGAAGAAATACATCAATAGAAGCAGATAACTTAACTCAAAAATTTGACGCTTTAGGAGTTTCCATAAAAACAGAAGCAGAAGAAACAAAAAGAATTGCTGAATTAAGAAAACAAGGATTGAATCCAGCATTAGCTAAAACTATTGCTGGTATTGAAACGGAAGGAAAATTAGCTAAAGATAATTTACAGGTAGAAATTGATAAAATAAGGCAGAAACTTACTGCTACTGGAGAATTAACTGATAAAGACCGAATTAGATTAGAAGAATTAGTGAAATCAAAACAAACTATAGATGGTCAAGTTGATAGCTTATCGGAAGCTGCTGAAGCAACAGATAAATTAAACGAAAAAACTAAGGATATGAAGTCTAATTTTGAAATGATTGGACAATCTATTGCTTCTGGTGTTAGTGATAATTTAACTGCTGCAATATTACAAACCAAAACTTTAGGTGATGCTGCAAAATCAATATTAAATGACTTAGCTAATACTTTAGTAAAACTCGGTGTAAATACGATTTTAAAAGGTATTTCTCCTGGTTTCTTTGGTAGTTTAACGGGATTAGGATTTGCAAGGGGAGGTAGACCTCCTGTTGGTAAGGCTTCAGTAGTAGGAGAACGTGGCCCAGAATTGTTCGTACCAAGAAGATCAGGAACAATAATTCCTAACGACAAACTAGGAGGAGGAAGTACAAACATCAGTGTAAATGTCGATGCTTCTGGATCGTCTGTTCAAGGTGATGAGCAGCAAAGTAAAGAACTTGGCAAGGCTATCTCAGCAGCGATACAATCGGAATTATTGAAACAAAGACGACCAGGAGGTTTATTAAGATAATGGCTACTTTTCCTGATTACAACCCTGTTTTTTCCGCAAGTAAAACTGATATTACTAATACAAGAACAGTTCAATTTGGTGACGGCTACCAACAAAGATTTACTTTTGGTATAAATCAAAAAGCAAAGCAATGGAGTTTGACATTTAATATTGATGATGAAGATGCAAGTGAGATTGAAACATTTTTAGAAGCAAGAAAAGTTGATGGAGCTTCTTTTGATTGGTCGCCTCCAGATTCATCCACCACATTTAAATGGATATGTCCTTCCTTTACTAAAGAAATATTTGAATTTAATAGAAATAGAATAAATGCAACATTTACACAAGTATTTGAACCCTAATGGCAAATCCTGTATCTGAAACCCAAGCAATAAACCCTGGGTCACTTATTGAATTATTTGAACTGACAACAGATGCAGCCTTACATGGATCAGCAACTACTTATAGGTTTCATGCTGGTACGAATGAAGTAAACAATGGCAATATTATTTGGGCTGGTAATACTTATGTTGCATTACCATTAGAAGCTGAAGGTTTTAAATATAGCAGAGGTCAACTACCCAGACCCACACTGACTTTTAGCAATGTTACCAATATTATTACAGCTATTTTATTGAACGTAAATACAGTAACCCCAGGAAATGATCTTACTGGAGCGATAGTCAAAAGAAGAACTACTTTAGCAAGATTTTTAGATTCAGCTAATTTCGATCCTGTCGCTACGACAAGCACAGTAACTTCTACTATTGCAGATCCATCTGACGTAGAAACTGTCACATATACTGTCACAGTAGTAAATGTTGCTGGTATTAATTACTTTGCTATTAATGGTGTTACTAACCCTGTTCTCACTATGAAACGTGGGTCAACTTACATCTTCAATCAATCTGATAGTTCTAATGTTGGACATCCTTTGCGAATAAAATCTGACGCTGGAGGGCAACAAACAACAATTAACGCTGGAACGCTTGGGACAGATGCGACAGTAACTTATCAACCAGCATATCCAACTGCTCCAAATGATTTGAGATATTACTGTACAGTTCACGGTAATGGGATGGGAAATACAATTACGATGAACAATCCAAATACAATCCAGCAGCAAACAAGTGTAACTTCTACAAGTCAGTCAAATCCTTATGGAACACCAGATCCTACAGCAGAATATCCTCAAGAAATTTATAAAATTGATCGAAAATCAGCAGAAAACAGAGCAGTTGTACAGTTTGAACTTGCTGCTTCTTTTGACTTAGCAAATATAAGGATTCCACTAAGAGTTTGCACTAAAGAACTATTTCCTTCTATTGGTACGTTTGTACAATGATTGATTGGAAAGAAGCTGCTCTCAGTCACGCAAAAGTTGAAGATCCAAAAGAATCTGTTGGTCTTTTGCTGAACGTAAAAGGTAAAGAAAGATATTATCCCTGCAATAATCTTTCTATGACCTCATATCAATGCTTTGTCCTTGATCCAGTTGATTATGTACAAGCTGATTCTATTGGTGAGATAACAGCTATAATTCATAGTCATCCTATTACACCTCCAACTCCTAGCCAAGCAGATTTAATTAGCTGTGAAAATTCTAATCTTCCCTGGCATATTGTTAATCCAAAAACAGAACAATGGGGTTACTGTGAACCAAGTGGCTATAAAGCTCCTTTATTAGGAAGAGAATGGGTATGGGGCATCACAGATTGTTGGTCATTAGTTATTGATTGGTACAAAGAAGAAAAAAATATTGAATTATTAGACTATGAAAGACCAGCAAAAGTAGAAGATTTTTTAGCAGATCCAGTATTTGAAAGATACTTACCAAGTAGAGGTTTTAGATTATTAACTCCAGATGAAGAATTAATAAATGGAGATGTTTTAGCAATGAGTATATTTGGTCAAGGATTAAATCATGTGGCTATTTTCCTAGATGGAGATGTTTTACATCATTTAGCAGATAGACTATCTTGTAGAGAGCCATACTCACCTTGGTTATTAAAATGTACAGGAGGGCGGTATCGTTATGTTGCGTAAACTAAAGCTATATGGAGAATTGGCTAAATTTATAGGCCATAAAGAATTTGAGATAAAGGTGCATAATTTACCTCAAGCTATTAGTTTTTTAGTAAATAATTTTCCAGGGGTTGAGGCTTACATGAATCCCAAACTTTATCAAGTGAGGATTGGTAATTATGAGATTAATAAAGATGAAATAAATTATCCGATAGGGCAACAGGATATTCATATCATTCCAGTAATATCTGGAGCAGGAGGTGGCTTTGGCCGATTTCTTACAGGAGCATTTCTAATTGGTGCGTCATTCTTCTTCCCAGGTGCAGGATTATTTGGAACCAAGGGATTACTAGGTGCTGGTGTTGCTGGAGCAAATATTGGTACAGCCATTGGTACAGGTTTAAGTGCTATAGGTGCTGGTTTAGTTCTTTCAGGTGTTAGTGAAATGCTATATCCAACTCAACAACCTACATTCGAGGATAATCCCCAAATATCATTTAGTTTTTCTGGAACACAGAATACAGCAAGGGCTGGTACTCCAGTTCCGATTGTTTATGGTGAGATATTTACAGGATCAGTTGTTATAAGTGGAGATGTAGACACAGTTGCGGTACAGGCATGACCGATACAAATAAGTACATTGCAGGATCAGGTGGTGGAGGTTGTTTTACTGGTGATACTCCTGTATCTATACCAAATGGCACAAAGTTAATAAAAGAAATTAGTGTCGGAGATATTGTTTGCAGTTTTGATGACAAAGGTACTATTTATCATGCCAAAGTTTTAAAAGTACATGAGCATGAAAACGAACCAGTTATTAAATACACAATATGGGGTGGTAAAACTTTAGATGCAACACCAAATCATTGGGTCTTAAATCAATTCAATGCGTTTGTTGGTATAGACACGTTAGGAACTGACGATTGTTTAATTGATGAGTTTGGTCACTTAAGACCGATTATTGATCGTAAACCTATTGGAACGCATACTGTCTATAACCTAACTGTTGAAGGTCATCATACTTTTATAGCCAATACGATTCGTGTCCATAATGCAGGATTAGGGCCAAGTATTGCTGGTTCTGGTGGTGGTGGTGGAAGTAAAGGTGGAGGTGGCGAACCACCAACTATTGCTAAAGATAATTTACATAGTAAACAATTTGCCACTTTTATTGACTTAATTTCTGAAGGAGAGATAGAGGGTTTTGCAACTGCCTCAAAAGAGGGAAGAACTAAAGGTACAACTGCATATCTCAATGCTGCAAAAAAAGATGTTTTCCTAGACAACACACCTATATTGCAAGCCAATGCAAACTCAGCTAATCCATCAATTTCTCAATTTAATCACAAAAATGTAGGTTTTGATGTTCGTTTTGGTACAGGAAACCAAAGCAAAATGAGTGGAGTACGAGGCAGTGCTTCCAATTTTGGTGTTGGAGTAGAGGTTAAACAAGGCAATGCCAATGCTGTAACAAGACAGCTAACAAACAATACTGATTTAGACGCAGTAAGAGTAACTGTCACTGTTCCTGCCTTACAAGAACAAAAAGATGATGGAGATGTAGTTGGTTCTAAAATTACTCTACAAATTCAAATTCAAAACAATGGAGGCGGTTTTGTAACTAAAGTTAGCGATACTATCAAAGGTAGAACAGCAGATGCTTATAACAGAGATTACAGAATTAATTTAAGTGGTGCTCATCCGATAGATGTAAGAGTTGTTAAAACTTCTGCTGATAGCACAGACAGAATCCAAAGAGATTTGAACTGGCAATCATATACAGAACTTATAGATGATTCCAACAGGTATCTAAACAGTGCATATACAAAATTAAGGTTGGATTCAGAGTTTTTCACTAGAATCCCTGCTAGAAAATTTAGAATCCGAGGGGTAAAAGTAAGAATCCCAGGAGCAGGAGCTAGTGGATCGGGCACTCCAACTGTAGATTTACAAACTGGAAGAGTAGTTTATCCTGCTGGTTATATTTTTAATGGTGTTATGGGTGCTGCTCAGTGGACAACGTGCCCTGCTTTAATACTTCTTGACTTACTTACTAACACTAGATATGGGCTAGGAAATCACATTATTGATAGTAATTTAGATTTATTCTCTTTTGTAACTGCAAGTAAGTTTTCTAATGAACTTGTTGATGATGGGTTCAATGGACAGGAAGCTAGATTCGCTTGCAATATAAATATTCAAACAAGTATAGAGGCGTTTGATGTCATAAATACTTTGTCAGGAATAATGAGATGTATGCCAATCTGGGCACAGGGAGCATTACAACTTACTCAAGATAGTCCAAGAGATCCCAGTTATTTATTTACGATGGCTAATGTTGGGCCAGAAGGTTTCAGTTATACGGGCAGCAGTTTAAAAACTAGAGCTACAGTTGTTGCAGTCTCTTATTTCAATATGGATATTAGAGACATAGATTTTGAAGAAGTAGAAGCAGAAGCAGCCTATAAAAATAAATATGGACTCCATGTTAAAAGAGTAAAGGCATTAGGTTGTACAAGTAGAGGTCAAGCTCGAAGATTTGCAAAAGCAATACTCTTTGCTGAACAGAGAGAAACAGAAGTTGTAACATTCTCCACTTCTATGGAAGCAGGAATTGTTGTACGACCTGGAACGATTATTAGTATTGCTGATCCTGCTAGAGCAGGAGTAAGAAGAGCAGGAAGAATCAGTAGTGCAACTACAACTCAAATAACTGTTGATGATTCAGATTCTACGGATTTATCTTCTCAGAATAATCCTAAATTAAGCGTAATAATGCCAAATGGCACAGTAGAAGTTAGAAACGTAACTGGAATATCAGGCAAGGTAATTACACTGGCTAGTGCATTAAGCCAAGCCCCTAATGCTAATAGTGTTTGGATGCTTGAAAACGATACGATCTCTTCTCAACAGTTCAGAGTAATGTCAGTTGAAGAAAATGATGGTGTAAGTTATGGAATATCTGCACTTGCTTATGTAAAAGAAAAATATGATTTTATCGAAGATGGTACACCAATTACACCTCAAGTTATATCTAGTCTAAATTTACTCAAAGATCCACCAAACGGATTATCAGCAGAAGAAGTAATAGTTTTAATTAACAATCAACCTGTTTCTAAACTGATAGCAAGATGGCAACCTGTTGATGGTGCGTCAAATTATATGGTTAACTATAGATTTGAAAATAATAATATTGTTTCAACTATTGTAAGCAGCCCTGATTTTGAAATATTCAACTCACAGGTTGGTGCTTATGAAATATCTGTTTTTACTTTAAATTCAGCATTAAAAGCTAGTGCTTCATCAAGTGATATTACTTTCAATGCTGTTGGTAAGACTGCTGTTCCTGCTGATGTAACAGGACTTACTGGTGAACCAATAAATGAAAAACTTGTAAGATTACGCTGGAACTTATCAACAGATTTAGACGTTACT